CAGCAGCTGTTCATCTTGATCCTATTTATATGACAGTTACTAAAATACCTAAAATCTAATGATACAAAGACCAGCTATAATTACATTAAAGGCAGCTGATATAGAGTTAAACTCTCAGTCCAGAGGTACTAGTCTTTCACTAGGGGCTTCTAAAACTGTTGATTACTTTCTTATTAAAGGTACTACAACTCTTACAAGTAGTCTTACTATTTCATTTGATACTAGATCAGTATTTGCAGGTACTAGACTTATACTTGAGTACCATGCTAATGTTACTTTAAATAGTCAAACTCTTACTATTGCAGGTAAAAGTATTCCAGCTAGACAGGCAAACAAGCCTATGACTATTGTAGTATTGTTTGATGGTACTAATACAGTTGTCAACCTGTTAAGCAGTGTAGAAGACAATCAAGAAACTATTAGCAATACTAATATTGTTGCTAATTCAATTACAGCAGCAGAGCTTGCAACAGGAGCTGTTGCCGCCGACGAGATTGCATCAAGCGCTGTAAGTACAGCTAAGTTAGCAGCTGTTAGTGTTACATCAGCTAAGTTAGCTACAGATTCTGTAACTACTGCTAAAATTGTAGATGCAAATGTTACTGTAGAAAAGCTAGAAAACGAAGCTTTAGAGTCTTCAATGTTTATACCTGTTCATTTTGATTATGCTAATAAGGATACATTTTATTTTGCAATGCCTACTAAATGTCTAATCAATACTCTTGTAGCTACTGTTTCTGGAATACCAGTTGGAGCTACTCACCCAGCTACAATGACTATTGCTAATGTTACTGCTGGAACTACTTTACTCTCAACAGGTACACTTGCTGCAGCAGCAGCAGCAGAAGGGTCAGAAACTTTAGTAAGTCTTTCTAACACTACTATAGCTAAAAGAGCAGTTTTATCATTTACCCCAGACGGATCACAGGGTACGGGAAAACTATTTATTACAATAGGAGTACGAAGACTTGCTGATTAATTTATTAAATTAATTTTATGCAGGTAACAAAAGGTTCTATATCACAGATTAAACTACCTCCCGTTTATAACAACGTTGTAGATGGGGATATTACCCTATCTGAATTTAATCAGAAAGTATACCATCTGCAGTGTCAGTATAAAGACTTAGTTTATAAAATTACTAATAAGTGGAGATATGGAATTTTTTGTCCAGAAGATAGCGAGACTATTATTGAAATAAAAGCTTTATTAAGAATTCTTATCTGCTACGGTATAGAAACTGTTGGAATAGAAGCTGGATCTATTTCTAAATTACCAGATGCTTACCAAGATTACTTAACCTTTAATGGCACAAATCTGAACGATAACTTTGGAGGAGTTCAGTTATCTTTTCCTTCACCTGTAAGTACAGGAGATTACTTTTTTATTACAAGTCCTTTTACTATTCAATATTATGTATTAAAAGTAACTGAAGGTTTTTATATAGGAGAAGGGCTTTTACCTCTTGATTTGTTAGTATATCAGCTTGATCAAGGAGACTCTGTAATTCAATTTGGCACAGAAGGGCAGCCTGAAGGATATATAGTTTTAGAAGTATTAGCAACAGGTAATCAAGCAGATTTAAACGATGCTGTTACTGCAGAAGCAGGGGTAGAAATTATAAGCTCAGGCTTAACAGATGCTCAAATTATTAAAATTGTTAAACGTATTGAAAAACTATTACAATGTTAACATTAGAAAAAATGATAGGGCAGCTTGAAGAAGCTATTAACATAAATTCTGATGATACAGTATTTAGCGATCGTTTGTTTATAGACTTAATTAATCAAGCAAGAGCTGTTTTTATTCGCCAAGATTTAAATAAGAAAAGGACTGCAGACCCTACAATTATACAAGAGCTACCTTGCGTAGAGATGGAGCCTACAACTGCAGCTCTCTGTGGCTGTTTAGATATTCCAGGAAACTGTCAGTTATTACGATCTAAAAAGAAAATTCCAGATACTATTGAACTTAGTCATAATGATGGGATCTTGTCTGTACGCCCAGTTCAGATTATTCAAGCTCCTTTTAGCTACGTCGATTATAAAAGAATCCCACACATACACTATTCTAGATTTACTAAGAATGTTATTTATGCTTTTCTTTTAGATGACTATATGTACCTATACTCTCCTGGACAAGAGCATTACGGACTGATAGAACAAATTCATATTAGAGGAATTTTTGAAGACCCTACCGAAGCCGGTAACTTTGTAAACAGCTGTGGTGACCCTTGCTTTACACAAGAAAGTAACTACCCTGTAGCTACTTGGATGTTTGAATCAGCTATTAAGCCTCACATCTTACAACAGATGGAAGTAAAGACTCAAGCTCCTCTTGATAAAGATAATAATGCTAACGATGATACAGTTCCGCAACCTAGACCTAGACTCCCTATGAGACAGAGAACAGAAGCGGCTCCTCAACAGCAAAAGGCTAGAAGACGATGAATAGAAAGAAAGGAGCACAGGGAAAAAATAATGCAAATGTAACGTCTCAAGACTTTTACAGATTTTATTATGATAATCAGCGTAAGCCGATACCTTATAGTAAAGTAAAAGATTTGTATAAAGATTTAATGGCAGGAGTTATGCAAGTTATGTTAGAAGGGGATGATGCTATTATTCCTAATCTAGGTACTTTTTCTATTAAGTCCTATAAGCCAAAGAAGTTTGATAAGAATGGTAATTTTTTAAAGCCTAGTATAGACTTTGGTAGAACCTGGAAATATTGGAGAGAGATATACCCTGGTAAGACAGATGAAGAAATTGTTGACTTAGATAATAAGCCACTTCTTCGTTATGAGAACAGACATTCAAAAGGTTTAAAGTACATGTTCTACTGGGACCATAGTACTTTAGCTATTCGTGGAAAGCAGGTTTATGCATTTAAGTCAGCTACTCAGTATAACAGAAAACTCAGTACAGTTATAAAAAGCGATACTGAAGTTTCATTTCAATCTATAACTCTATGAGAAACGGAAGACTTGTATCATACAGAACTATAGCATCTAGTCTCCAAAGGGACTTTCCATTTGTTACTGAAACAATCAGTGACGAAGAGGTTATAGAATGGCTAGGAGCATTCATGGGACTTACTAATGCCCCAATAATGTTATCTGATCAAACAGCTTTCCTTGAGCTATGTGAAGGTAAAGCTCCATTACCTTGTGACCTGCATTTAATTATGCAAGTAGCAAAGACAAATGCAGCTACACTTGCAGATGGGCCCTGTGCTACTCTTAGCCCAATGAGATGGACTACGGATAAGTTCCATAGAAGATACCATGATAGTGAAGGCGACTTTCAAGTAGAATCTCCATATACATATACAGTTAACGACAACTACATCTTCCCTAATTTTAATGATGGTATCCTAGCTATAGCGTATAAAGCATTACCTACAGACGATGAAGGATTCCCTATGGTTCCTGCAGATGAGCAGTGGGTACAGGCTGCTATTCATGATATTGCATGGAAGTCTGCAAGAAAACTTTGGTACTCAAATAAAATATCTACGGATAAGTTTCAAAAACTAGAGCAAGATAGAGACTGGTACTTTGCACAAGCTGTTACCTATTCTAGAATGCCATCTATAGATCAAAGAGAAGGAATTAAAAACCACAGATTACGCTCAGTTACTGATATAAATTACCATAATGATTTTTTCCGTAACTATCAATTACCAGAACATAGATATTTTAGAGGACAGTACCTTCAATAACTCATGACAAATCAGAAGCCACATATTAACGATTACAAGGATGGGCTAAATAAAGACTTTAATGCAGAGTCTTTCCCTAGTACCGCTTATGAGGATGCTCACAATGTCCGTGTATTTACAGATGGAAATGGAGCAAGTCTTGGCGCTGTACAAAATGTTTCAGGTAACAAGCTGATAGCAAACATTTCAACTCTTCTACCGGAGATCCCGCTTGAAGTTGGGATTATAGGCATGTGCCAACTAAGAGACTCTATTGTAATATTTTTAACAGATAACTCAAATCAAGAAGGCGGCCATGGTTACATTGTAGAGGTTGACTTTAATTTTCAAACTACTAACGAGTCTCAGACTTCTGCAACCCTTATCTATGACGATGAGAATTTAAAATTCTCAAAACTATTTCCAATAGAAGCTATTGGTATGTTTGAAAACCCAAAGTTTGAGAGAATATATTTTACAGACTACGAAAACCCAACTAAGTCTATTAATATTAGAAACGGAGAGATTAATACTTTTGATCCCTCTGCTTTAAACTTCTTCCCTAACCCAGGAGTCGATAGACCTGTTGTAGATAATATAAGTATAGGAGGGGCACTAACTCCGGGTGTTTATTCTTACGCTTACTTCTTTACATCAGGAGGAGGAAATACTACAGTTATTTCTTCTATCTCTCAGCAGATTCATATTGTAACGTCTGATGATAATCAAGAAGATACTACTCTAAATTATTACGGTATCCCAGAGGCCACAGACGATGACTTAGTTACAAATAAACAAGTGTCTGTTAGGATTCCTTTAAATAATCTACCAGCAGGTACTTATGATACTGTGACATTAATAGCAATCCATGTTAATGATTATGGAGAGTTGCCTATAGTTACTAAAGTAGGTGAAACTTCTGTTACGGGAAATTTAACGGAAGTATTCGTACCTCACTCAGGGCTCGAAACTGGAGCTGAGATTATTGTATTTGAGGAGCTTGTTACAGAAAATGTTCCTTTTAAAACAAATAAAACATTTGGTATTAAAGATAATGTGTTATTCTGTGCTAACATAAAAGGGTATGATATTCAAATCCCTACAGATATTAAGGAAGGGTTACAGACATATAGATACAAACAAGATAGTAGTACTACACATACAAATGTAGACGGAATTCCTGACGTATATAATAACCCATTTAATGATGAATCTGGTTCTAAATTTGGTTTAGAACCTGTTAACTATAGTACTTGGCAAAATGAATACCAGTTTAAGTATCAACAAAACAGCGCAATTCTAGGAGGAACAGGTCAGTATATAAACTACAAGTTTAGTTTAGAACGAATGGAGGGAGATAGCTCTCCTAATGGTTCAAATGCTTTTCAACATTCTTATAACCAAAATCAGTCTTTTGAAACTATAGACATTGATGACGAGGTTCCGTATGTAAATAGATCTTTTAGAAATTTAGCTAGCCCTTATAAAAGATTTCTTAGAGGTTATAAAAGAGGAGAAACTTACAGATTTGCTATTGTATTTATTAACAAAGCAGGGGCAGCATCTACTGCTCAATACATTGGAGACATTAAATTCCCAGAAATATCTGATACATGTGCGTCAGTAGTAGGGAATACATATAACGGAACTCCTTTAGATCACTTTCCAATAGCATTGTCTAGAGGATATGCTGGAGGAGGAGAAGGAGCTCAATCCCCTAAGTATAGCGATTACTTTTCTCTTGGAGTTGAGTTTAATGTAACACTGCCTGATGAGTTTATTCTTAATAACGAGATATCTCACTACCAAATTGTAAGATGTAAACGTAAAGAAACGGATAAGACTAGAGTAGCTCAAGGAGTTATTAGCAAATGGTATGTACCTTCGTTTGGACAAGATGGCGCAGGAGGATCCCCTGAAATTCAAGAAGGTGCTCAAGATGATGCAAAATTATTTTATCCTGTAGCTGAGTTACAAGATATTCCCGGACATCTAAATAGATATACAATACATGCCGAAGATAATGAGGCAGATGGTCCAAGAATTGGTGAGGCCTTTAAATCTTTTGAATATAATATAGAACAGAACCCTAATGTTGGAGGTATAGATGGATCATATGAAATTCTATCCCCTCTTACTGCAGGATTTAACTTTACCTTAGATCCTGATCTTGGATCAGATGATAGATCTGGTATTGGGTATAACGGTACTAACAGAAATATAGTAGAGACCTCTATAACATATCAGTCTGCTGCCTCTGTCCCTAATGTAGTATCATTCTTTTGTCCTGAGATGACTTACAATCATTTTGTACCTCAATTTAGAGATGGTCTTGATTTTTTAAAAACAGTAGGACTCTATACATATACTACAAAGTATAATAAACAAATCGAACATGTTCCTTGGGGAACTACCGAAGGAACTGATAGGTACGGCTTTGTATCTATACTAGGGCCTTATACTCAATGGGGACATACATTTTATTCTAATAATAATAATAGTGATTTTGGTACTATAGAAGGTGGGACAGATGAGCTTGGGATAGATTTTAGAAGACCCTTTAGACCTAGATTAGGAAATGGTACGGGAGGGTCAAACTCTCATGCAAACTATCCTGGCTATAATAATGTAGAAAATAGTGACAGGGAAATGGTAACTCAAGCAAGACAGACTTCTAGATTAAACTGTCTTACTTTACATGAACCAACTCATGTAGATCTTCATCTAAGTGAGTTCAACTTTGAGTCGATTTTATCTATGAAGACTATGGCTCCTAAGACATATACTACTACGGCTTCTACTAATGTAGGAGATTACAGATGTAGAAACTTAGCATTCGAAGTAGGAAACGTTCATATCGAAGGGGCTGAAAGAACTAGAATGGCTAGACATGGTACTCATCTACTATGTGAGTTAGGCCGTTTATCAGAAACTGATGCTTGGGGAACTGATACTGGAACTAGTGGTAATGGTAAGTTTATAGCAAATGATTCTAGATTTGCAGCATTAGCTGGGCCCGCAGCTTCAAACCTTGCAGGCTCTACTTTTCTTATTGACTATACTCGTAGAATTACAAACCAATATGGTGGGAATGGAGAGCAGCCCGTTTCTTCAAGCACTTTTTTTGCAACATCAGCCCCTATTAGGTTAACTGAAACTGATGCTGGTACAGGTGAGATAACTGCTATATCTCTAGCAAGTAGTAAAGTATTTGAGGGAGACACGTTTGTTACTACTTATAAGTTTTTTAAAAACTTTTGGAACAATCAGTTTAGTGATGAAGATACTGATAAAAATGAGGACGCAGCTTGGAACGGTAATAACAGTAGTACTTTTGAAAGAGTTATTATACCAGTTGAAAGTACTATAAATACTGAATTAAATGCAGGAGGAGATGGATTTCAAGGAGGAACATACTCTTTTGGAACTGATCCTCCTACAAACTATAGATTGCAAGAAGATAGAGATTACGAAGGAACCTCTAATGTACTTTTTAATGGAACTACTAAAGCATTTGACTACAAGCCTGTATTTACAGAAGATCAAATTACTAAGCTATATTTTACAGATCCTCCAGGGTTTAAACCTTCAAATGTATTTGATGTTAGAACTTTTTATTCTAATACTAAAATCTTAGGAGAGTCTGAAGACTCTTTTACTAAGTTTGGACTCCTTGACTATAAGGATATTGACCCTGCATATGGTCCAATCAATAAAGTATTAAATTTAAAGGATGAAGTAGTAACTGTACAAGATGATGCTATTGGAGTGTTTTTAATTAACACTAGAGAAATGGCTGCCTCAGAGTCAGGCGCACTTATAACATTAGGCACAGGGCAAGGAGTCCAAGACTTTTCTTACATTACTACTCAGAACGGAGGTATTCATCAGTACGCTACTACAGTAGCAAATGGAATAGCTTATATTTTAGACGCAAAACGAAAGTCTTTAATTATTCTAAAAGGAACTGCAGCTCAAGATTTATCTAAAGCAACAGGGTTAAATGATTACTTAAATGAAAATATAAACGGTATTATGCTTCTATCAAAGGAGCAAGGAGGAGATAACCCTTTACTAGGTATTGGAGCTACTATAGGTTACGATCAATTAAATAGAGAAGTTCTTGTTTCTTTATATAGCAGTAAGGTTGGTTACAATCTTAATAACGCTTATGGAGCTAATGCTTTTAGAGAAGTTGAAAATGAAGACTTAGCTTTTAGTGCCGGCTTAGAAATACTATACCTTGATGGCCAAGCCTTCTCAGTTCCTACACCTTCGTTAGATATAAACTTTTCAATAACAGGCGTAAGTCCAAGCACTATAGAAAATCTCTTTTTACCTGCGCTCATTGCCTTACCTCAAGATTGGCAGTCTTTAGTAAATGTTGCCACTAATGGAGAAATTTCAAGACCTATTACTAAAGTAACAGCCGGCGGAAGTACATTAGTATTTTCTGAAGTTATAAACAAGTTTACAAGTTTCTATTCCTTTCTTCCTTCTTTATATATTAGTCATAATAGAAATTTATTTTCTGTTCCTTTAAGCGAGGATATAGATAATATTTATATCCACAATAAAGGAAACTACGGAGAATGGTACGGGAATGTAGAAGATACTTCTATTTCTTTTATTGTAAACTCAGGACCACTGTTTAATAAAATCCTACGTTTTATAGAATATAATGGTACAGTAAAAGATGAAGACGGAAACGTTATACAATCTGCTGGACTAAACAAGATAAGAATAGAAAACGATTATCAAGATTCACAGGAGATAGAAATAGACCAAACGCATAGATTTAGAAAGTTTAGAGTTAAACTACCTAGAGATGAACAAGGAGGTCGTTTTAGAGGCACATTCTTTAAAATTAGCTTATTCTTTGATAATTCCGTAAATTTGTCACTAACCCTACAAAGAATTATGTCGTTCTTTGATATTCAAACTTATTAATGAGCTGTACAGGTAGTAAAAAATGTTCTTGTGGATGCGACAAGCCTTACGGGGGTTACGAAAGAGTTCCTTTAACTTTTGGAGATGGAGGATATATATCTAAAAGAATTACAGAGGATCTTGATAGACTAGTTGCAGAACAGTATGGAGGAAACTTAGACTTAAAAAAAGAAGCTTTAGCCATGATGAATACAATGGCTTATGGAGGACTTACAGATAAAGGGTCTGGATCAGTAGATGCTACAGTAGATCCTAATGCAGGTCTATCTACTTCAGCTTATGATGCAGGTAAAACTAAGGATGGAGTTGCATTCTATGGTAAGAAAGAGGGAACTTTTCTTGAGGAAGTAAAAGATGTAGGACGTTTTGGTTTAAAAGCTGTAGCAGGCCTTACAACAGGAATTGTAGATACTGCTGCTAATATGCTAGGTGCTGATATAAATACATCAGATGCTGTACGAGGA